GTGCCATTCCAGCGCGGCCATTGGCCCTCTTGAAATCCAGTTGGCGGCGGAACGTCCACGGTCAGGGCTGGCATCAGCCACACGCCTGGCTCCAGCGGGGATTCGTCCGCAACGGTTTCGCCAACATACAGGCCGCTGCGGTCGTATTGATAAACGGTCTTCATCGTTTCAGCGTCCTTAGAACTTGATGCACGCCAGCATTGCCACGTTGCGCGGGCGCGCCTCATTGCCGCCGCTGCTGCTGACGGAAACGCCGTGCGAGTGGGCGCCAGCGCTGCCGGTTTGGTACGTGGTTTGCTTGTCAACAATCTGCCAGCCGCTGCCTGCCTGAAGGCTGCCGCTGCTCACGTCGGTATCCGTGTCAACGTAGCTGTGGCTGTGGCTGCCTGCCGTGTCGGTCGATGCGCTATGCGTGTGCGCCTTGTTTTGGTCGGTCTGCGCACTGTGCAGCGCGCGGCCCGTGTCAACGCCTCGCGCATCGTCCCAGCAGCGCAAGAACTCGCCGCGCAAGTCAGGCAGGTTGAATGTTGTGAAGCCGTCGCCAGTGCCGTATGTTGTTCCAAGAACCGCGTACAGGTCAGCATAGGCCGTTCGACTGATTGCTGCGCCGTTCGCCTTCAGCCAGCCAGTTGGCGCCGTGGCGCGCGGGAAGTGGGCCACCATGCCAGCCGGTGCCATTTGTCGCGTTTCGGCCTTGTTGAACACGTCAAGGTTCTCGCGAGCGGTGGCAGCGTTTTCCAGGTCGGCCAGGTTCTGTCCGCGCAGCAGCGGCACATCTGCAGCGCCCGCTGGGTCATTCTGCACCAGCAGGATTTCCGATCCATCCGGGTAACTCTGACCCAGCGTGATTTGCGTCGGCGATGTGCCGCCCAGCGGTTGCCACTGGTCTGCGCCAGTGCCTTTGCTCAGCCTGACGCCCTCGATGTACACGGCCAGGCTGGTGGTTGTCGTCGAAACCAGGGTGACAGTAGTTTGTGGATTAGTCAGCGTCTGACGTTCCTCGATAATCTGAACGGTGACGTTCACGTTATCCGGGTCAACCCACTTGATGTCGCCGTTTGCGTTTGAATTCTTCGCCAGCAGCTGATTAACCGTGCCGCCGGGAATCAAGTTTGCAGCAGTGATGTTGTTCGAAATCCAGGCTTGCGTCGCCACGGTCACGTTCGGGTCAATCATGATTGTGACAATGCCCGAATTCGTCACCAAAAATTCGATGCGCACGGCGATGTCGCCGAACGCACCTTCGCTGATGTGTGGCTTGTAGGATGCAGGAAGGTTCCCCACAACGAACATGCCGCCGTCCGCGTCAAACGCGGCAATCTCGCGCATCGTGAAGCCACCTTCGGTCGCCGGTACGATCATTTCGGCGGTGTACTTCTTCGGGTCCACTGGGTCTTGGAAGACGCGATTGACCGTCGTGCGGTACTTCTCGCCGACCAGCGCGGTTTGCCCTTCATACGGCGATACGGGATTGCCGTTGCCGTCGCCCACGGCCATGTGGGTCAGGTTGATAGGAACGCCTGCGGCTTCCGCAGCCGCCATGCGCTGCAAGCCGTAGGTGGTATGGATGGTTTTGAATTGCGCCATTGGCTTTATTCTCGGTTATGCCGGTTCGAAAATCTGATACGCGACCGTCGAAGTGTCTGTGCCGCTGCTGCTTGTGATCGTGAACGAAGTCCCAGCCACGCGCGCCGAAACGCGCAGGTATCCAGGCGTCCCGCCATCAGCCTGCGAAGTTAGGAATATGCGACTGTTGGCCGTCACGCTGGCGTTGGAGACTGTAACGGTGCCTGCGGTAAGTGTCGCCGTTCCCTGCTTGGCATTACTGCCTTCTTTGACGCGCAATCCGGCGCCCACCGTTGTGATTTTCAGATTGCTGGTCAGGTTCGCAGAACCATCGTCATAGACCTCAAAGAGCGTTGCTCCGCTGGCATAGCGCAGCGCGCCTACCGCAGGCTCGTAGCGCAGCGTTCGCGCGGACGACGAATTGAAGTTGATCCGCTGACCTGCCGCCATGCGAATGGCCATGTTCGGCACTGTTACGTCATTGAACGTCGCCGCCGACGTATCCAGGCCCATCAGGCCAGTCTGCTGCATGTGGATGCCAGCCTGTTTTGCGCTCTTGATGACCGCGCCATAGTTGAAGCTGCCCACATCCCCCGCAACGTTTCGTGCATCAACAACAACTGCCGCATACGCCTCGCATGCCACGTTGGCGCCGCCCGTGAATGCTTGGCCCACGACGTAATGCGTTCCGATGCGGTTGTTGTTTGCATCGGTGCCGTTCGCGCGAACGTCCACCTCACACGCCACGGCGCCCGACGTGGGATCGGCCAAGTTGGTCCTGTCGATTACCTCTTGTACAGCAGCCCAGGTTGGCCCTGTGCCGTAGCGGTTCGCTTGCATGTACGCGGAAACATTCTCGCCAGCGCTTGCGTAGTTGTTCAGGACAGACAGCCAGCCCCACTCGAAATTGGTCACCGCTGCGCCGACTGTGGTTGTGATGCTCATGTTCGTGCAGACGAATCCAGGCGTACCGCCACTGTGGCTGGTGTTGCGCACGAACGAATTTTTCAAGTCGCCATCCGCAACGGTCTGCTGGATCGCTGTAATTTCGCGAGTAGTGAAACCCTGCTTAACAATCCCTGGCAGGTTCCACAGACCGCCGCCGTTCGGGCTGCCTTCAATCTCCCATACGACGAACTTAGTCCCTGTCAGAACGCCGCTAACACCCGAGTAATCGCCATAAGGTACTTGTATGTGGCCGCCTGCACTCACAGCGTCATATGCGGCCGTGAACGCATCAAGGCTGCTCGTCGCCCCGCTGGGGTCGGCGCCGAAGTCTTTCACGCTGACGGTATCGCGAAGCTTGCTCTGCACCGTGCGCGACACAGCCCCTGTGCCTGCATGGATGAAGCCGATCAGCGACGAACCAATGGACGTAACGAAATCGGCTAGCACCTTGGCGAACGAACGCACAGGCCCGTTTTCAGTCTCTACTGTCGTGCTTGCGTCGCCGTGAATGATTTCGTGCGCAATATCGGCGTCGTCGTTGAACTGCTGAACTTTGTTTGCAAGGGTCATATTCTTACCAGTAGCTTGGATTACTCATTGTTTCGTGCAGCTGCGTGTGCAGCGCGTCCACGGCAGATTCAGTGGCAGCCATGCCATTGGTCGCGCCTTCCATCAGCAGGTACAAATCGGGTGCGCCGTAGCCCACGGTCATGTCGATGCCGACGCCCGTAACGGTCGCCACGTATGGACCGCTTCGCGTCGTGACAGTCAGCACCATTTTGTCCAGGTGCGAACGAAGGTTTTTCGACGCCTCAACGACGCCATCCACGCTCAGTAGTTGTTCCTGGCTGAACCCAACCTGGTCCACTTCCAGCAACAGGCTGTACGTGTACGGTGCGCCAGCTGGTGTCTTGTTGAACCATTCCTGCACGCGCACGCCGATGCCCAGGGATGCCAGCGCGCTGCGTACTGCGCCAATGGTCCCTTTGTGCTGGTGGATGAAAACGGAATCGCGGATGGTTTGCCGCTTCTGCGCGTCTGTCCAGTTTGACTGCCAAGCGTCCACGGAATACTGATGCGCGAGCCACGGCAGCAGCACTGGCGGGCATGCCGTCGGGTCTTTCGACTCGCGCACCAGCACAGGGACATCCGCCAGCCGCGCAGTCGCGCCTTCCATGGCGCGTTCCTGCGGCGTCGCGTTCGGTGGCAGCAGGGTATTACTCACCTACGCCCCCGTTCGTCAGCGTGATGGCGGTACAGCGCGCGGCTTGATTCCAGTCGGCCACGATGCTGGCCGCTGGCGCGGTCAGCGTGACGTTCTGGACGCCTTCCTGGTGCAGCGCTGCGTAGATGCCTGACAGCGTGATGTCGCGGCCAAGGCGGAAGTTTTCAGCCGCGTATGCCTCCATCGCCGCTTGCGCTGCATCCATGACCACGTTTGCATCCGGCCCGCTGTAGGTCTTGATCGTGGCCGTTACGGCGTATTCCAGAACGATGGCCGCCTGGACAGTCACGTTGTCGGTCAGCGGGCGCACGTCTTCGCCCAGCTTGGCGGTCACGGCGGCCAGCAGTTCAGCCGATGCCGCGCCATCATCCACGCGGGACAAAATCGCAACCTCGACAGCGCCAGGCGTCGGGCTGTCCACGGCGGCGTCCAGCACATCCGCGTCAGCGCCCAGTGCGTGGAACAGGTAAGCGCCTTCCGGCCCCGCCGTGCTAAAGCCTTCGAACGCCAGTTGCACGCGGCGGCGCAGGCTGGTGTCGTCTTCGTATGTCGGTTCCACTGGCGGAATGGCGTCAGGGTTGCCGGCATCCAGCAGCAGGCGCTGCACGCTGTAGTTTGCGGCGATGTTGTCCAAGTCGTCGCCCAGGGCGTAGGCCAGCGTCGTTGCCTTGACGGCTTCGTTGACGCGCTGGCGCAGCAGCAGTTCACGATAGGCCGCGACTTCCAGCACTTTGTAAGCGGGGTCAGATTCAACCAGCGCAGTGAATGCCGCGTCGCGCGCCACCAGGTCGGCAATCATCGCCGCCAGGATGGTTTCGTAGTCCAGCGTTTCGACAGCAGCCGGGAATGGCAGCCGCGACAGGTCAACAGCGGTAAATGCGCCAGCCATTACTTGATTTCAATTCCGTCTAAAGTGATCGCCTTGCCATCCGGCAGATATTCACCGGTCACGTCCAGTTCGACGCGGCCAGGATCAGCGGTGATGACCTCGACTTTCCGCACCTTAAAACGCGGCTCCCATCGCCCGATGGCGGTCACGGATTCTGCGATAATGTCCATTATGGTTTGGCGGTTAATCGGCGCATCGATCAGGCGCGGCAGTCGGCTGCCATAGTCGCGGCGCATCACGCGCGTACCGATAGGCGTGCGCAAAATGTCGGTGATGCTTTGCCGCAGATGCGCGACGCCGCCCAGCCGCTTGCCGGTCAATGCGTTGATTCCGTCCATGTCACCATTGTGGGGCGCGCTGGTCGGTGGTTCCTCTGGTGGGTTTTCCGCTACATGCGGGCGGCGACTACTTCGACAACGATGCTGCGCCGGTCTTTGCGCGCTGACAGCCCGGTGTAATCGAAGTCCAGATGCACGGGGTATTTGTAGCCAGCAATGCCGCCTTCCAGGATGACGGTCACGGCGTCGCCGATCTGCGTGGTTTCGGTGACGGTCAGCCCGGTGGCGGTGACGGTGAACGCGCCCACGTGCGCGCCGATCAGTGCGCAAACATCGGTAACGTCCAGCGTGTAATCAAGCTTGCTGCCTGCTGCCTTCGTGATGTGTGGCAGGCCGTCTTTGATGGTGTATCCGATTTCGTCCATTGGATGACCTATACGTTGAATTTGATTGTGCGGTTTTCTGGTGCGAACACGAAGCGCCGATTTTCTGCGGCGAACCGGAACGTGCGCAGGGCGGATGGCGTGAACACTTCGGCGGGCGGTGCTGGTGGCTCCACTGCGCCGCCTGGCGAAAGGTTCGCTTGCACGCATGCCGCGCCCAGCAGCTGGTG